ATCGAGTTTATACCTTATTAGACAACAGAATAGACGTACATACGAAGATGATCGACTTGTACAAAGAAATACTTGACTGAGCCACTATTTTACGTTATGGTCAATGTCCCTTTAACAAAGGAGCGTAAAATGAGTGATGTACCAAATGCTGAAAAACTAACTGCTGTCTACCTAAAGATAAAAGATAAGCGTAGTGAGTTATCAGCAGAGTTTAAAGAAAAAGATGCTGAGTTATCCGATCAGTTAGATAAGGTAAAGCGTGCTTTACTGGACTACTGTGAGGAACAAGGCGTTGATAGTGTAAGGACTTCGGAAGGGTTGTTCTATAGATCGGCTAGAACACGTTACTGGACAAGTGATTGGTCTTCGATGCACGAGTTTATACTTGAGAATGAAGTGCCAGAGTTGCTAGATAAACGCGTCAACCAATCTAATATGAAGCAATACCTTGAAGAAAACCCAGACCAAGTACCAAAAGGTCTTAACGTAGATTCTGAATATATTGTTTCAGTGAGGAGAAAGTAATGGCGGATAAATATGTAACCGCAGAAGAAGTGGCAGATAAGTATAGTATATCTGTACACGGCATACGTGGGTGGAGGCGTAGAGGGATTGTACCTACTCATCTTTATCTAAAGATTGGTGGGCAGTACCGTTACGACTTAGATGGATTGGAGAAGTTTTTCCGAAACAACACCGCCCAATCTAAAAGCGAAGAGGTAAAGGAAGACACTAGAACTCCCCGTCAAAAGCTAGATGACTATTCATTAACAGGTAAGAGTGAAGAACTTAAAGCACAACTTACCGAAATGGATTTTGCAGCAGACGAGGACTTCTAGTGAGAAGGTTGAGCATACGTGGTGGTCAGTTTACATTAATGAATGATGGTGAGCATGAAGTCTTACCCCATGATAGTGTAGATGTAATCATCATAAATGCCGCGCCTGTATCAAGATCATACTTTGGTAATCAGTTTGACCCTAACAAGTCTACTGCACCAGTCTGTTGGTCTGATGATACGCAAAGACCATCACGCAATGTATCACAGGATAACGTGCAATCAGGTAGGTGTATGGACTGTACACAGAACGTACGTGGTTCTGGTGAGAATGGTGGTCGGGCTTGTCGGTTTCAACAACGACTGGCTGTTGTATTTGAGGGAAACCTCGATGAGGTGTATCAGTTGCAGATCCCTGCCAGTACAATTTTTGGTAGGGTGGTTAACGGTAATATGGGCATGCAAGAGTATGCTCGACATTTAGCCGCACATGCTACATCAGTTATTGCTGTCGTTACGAATATCTATTTCGATAAAGACAGTGTTGTACCTAAACTTTACTTCAAACCTGTACGCCCTGTAGATACAAAGACAGGATTAAAGGTGGCTGAAATGGTAGTACACGAAGATACAAAGGCGGCTATAACATCTATAGTCCCTGTGTCTGGTGAGACTGCATCACCTTTTGCTGTCGTTGAGGGTGGGTTTGAGTTAAATGCGAACTAACGAAGGTAATTAATTATGGCTAATCAAAATAGCTCTTATGTAATACAAAACGTTGAGGCTCTATGGCCTCGTATCAATAAACCATATCGCTTTGACAATGCAGAGAATCGCACTGTTCCTTGCGATCCTTTTGAAGATAACGCCAAATACGAAATTAAGTTTCGTATGAATAAAGATCAGGCGAAGGCTTTGTATCTTGAAATGTGTAAGGCGTATGAAGAACGCAAAGAAAAAGGGTGGCCTGAGAAAGTTGATAACCCATTCACCAAAGATGATGATGGCATGTATACCTATAAAGCATCATTGAAAGGTGCGTATGGTAAAGAGGCTACACTTAAACCTGTACAATATGACTCAAAAGGAGTTAAACTACCTGACGATTTCATGTTGACAACTGGAAGCACTGTAAACGTAGCTGTCGTATTTGTCCCATACAATATGCGTGAAGCAGGAATATCACTACGCTTACGTGCTGTGCAGGTTATCAAGTATGTACCAATGGAAGCATCATCTCCGTTCGGTGCTGTTGAAGGCGGCTTTGAGTTTTCTTCAGAAGACAATCCGTTTGAAGTTGTAGAAGCTAAACCCACTACCAATGTTATTGAAGGTGAGTTTGGTGATACACCTGAGCCTAAAAAAGTTAGTAAAAAGACTACACCAAAACCAAAAAAGTCTGATGCTGACATCGCGGCAATCGTAGACGACTGGGACGACTAGTCCCACAACAATAGCTAGCATTATGCGAAGAGGGGGCAACCGCCCCCCTGCTATCTCCACCCTCGGAATTAGGAATGTATTATGGATGCAGAAGTATTTTTGCGACACGTCACTGGCGACGATGGATACTACTGTTTATTTGCGGTTAAGTTAGGACAACATGATAGACCACAGACGTTTCATACTGACTATGATTCGTTACTACAAGAAGCACGTAAGTTAGATGCTCGTGGGTACAGCCCATACTTTGCACTAGCTACGTTTAGAGAAAGTGGTACGCGTGTAGCCGACAATGTAAAACAGTTAAAATCTTTCTTTATGGACATCGACTGCGGGGAAGGCAGAGATTATCCAACTAAGAGAGAAGGACTCCAAGCCCTACAGAGATTTTGTAAGAAGGTAGATTTACCTAGACCGCTACTAGTTGATTCTGGTAGAGGTGTGCATTGTTATTGGCCTTTGTCTGAAGCTGTTAGCAGAGACGATTGGAAGCCCGTAGCAGACCATTTAAAACAGTTGTGTAAGAATCATGGGTTCACTATTGATGCGTCAGTGACTGCCGATGCGGCTCGTGTACTACGTATACCTACAACACACAACCACAAGACTGAACCACCTACGGAAGTGACGTTCTTTAGTGAACATGTACCTGAAGCTGTAACTCTTGATGAGTTCGCTAAAGTAATAGGTGCTGATCTTGTGCCAAAACAAAAAGTTGATAGTCAACCTGCCAATGCAATGATGGAAGCATTGATGGGTAACAAACAGTTCAAGTTCAAAGATATTATCGCTAGAGAATCTAGCTGTGCGCAGTTAGTTGACATAGTAGTAAATCAAGATGAGTGTAGTGAACCTATATGGCGAGCAGGCTTATCTATAGCTAAGTTCTGTTCTGATGGACAGAAAGCGGCACACATCATGTCTAAGAATCACCCTGAGTATTCAGCAGAAGAAACACAGGATAAGTTCGATAAGATAAAAGGCCCTTATCTGTGTCATCACTTTGATGAGTTCAAGCCTGATGTATGTACAGAATGCCCACACTGGGGCAAGATTAAGTCTCCAATATCTTTAGGAGGCAGTGTGCGTGAGGCTACTGAAGAAGATAACGTAGTAGAAGTACCTGCACTTGATCTACCAAATACACCTACCACTACGTATGTAATTCCGACATACCCCAAGCCATACTTTAGGGGGGCTAATAATGGTGGTGTGTACATACGTACGTCTAATGATGAAGGCGAACCTGATGAAGAAATTGTATACCACAATGACATCTATATCGTGAACAGGATTACTGATATAGATCTTGGTGAGGTTGTGGTAATACGTTTACACCTACCACAGGACGGAGTGAGGGAGTTTACTGTCCCTCTTACAGCAATAACTTCAAGAGAAGAATTTAGAAAACAAATGTCCATGCAAGGCGTGGCAGTAACAAAGATGGATAAACTTATGACTTATATGACTACTTGGATTAACGAGTTACAGGCTACTACAAAAGCCGACAAGGCTCGTATTCAATTTGGTTGGACTGACGACAGGCACGAAGCATTTATTGTTGGCAACCAAGAAATAACAGCTAATGGTGTTAAGAGTAACCCACCATCTAAAGCTACCGCAGGTTTGATGAATGCGTTTAGACCAAAAGGTTCTTTGGAACAGTGGAAGCAAATGGCTAACTTCTATAACCGTGATGGCTTTGAGTTACACCAATATATGGTAGCCAGTGCCTTTGGTTCGCCTTTAATGGCACTAATGCCCATCGCATGTTCGGGCTTCCACGTTCATAGTAAGGACACTGGGCTAGGTAAGACTACTGCTATGTACGTAGGAGCGTCTGTTTGGGGTGATCCTGAACAATTAGTTATCAATGCAGTAGATACACAGAACTCTATGATGTTACGTGGTGAGGTGTATAAGAACTTACCTTTATATATTGATGAGTTAACCAACGCTGATGGTGGTGAGTTGTCCGATTTGGTGTATCAATTATCTGGCGGTAAGCAACGTAACAGGATGGCAGGTAACTCCAATACTGAAAGGACACGAGGTGAGCCGTGGAGTTTGTTGTCTGTATCTACAGGTAACACAAGTGTGATTGAGCGCATAAGCACAGTCAAAAACGCTCCGAAGGCCGAAGCAGCTCGTATGCTAGAAACAAAAGCAGTTAAGTTATTTGATGAGTCAACTACTAAGCATCTTACTGACGCGCATCAAGCTAACTCCAAGAATATTTTTGGGCATGCAGGTGTACCTTATATGCAACATGTAATTCAAAACTTAGATAGAGTTATACAATTACTACAAGAGATACAACGTAAGGTAGACTCTGGGGCACAGCTTACTGCACAAGACAGGTATTGGTCAGCCGGTACTACAGTTAACATAGCGGGTTTCTTGTTAGCTTGTGAGATAGGACTGTTAGACTATAACAAAGAAAACTTCTTTAGGTACGCCATACGCCTGTTGAACGAAAACAAAGCCTCGGCCAAAGATTTAATATCTTCTACGGCAGACGTATTGAACGACTTTGTGCATGAGCATTGGGGTAGCATACTAAAAATTAGAAGCACTGATGACCTACGTAAAGGGCATGGTAATGGTATGGATGATTTAGTTATACCTGAGTCAGACCCACGCATAAGGTTAGTTGGTAGATATGAGACTGATGTTAAGAAGTTATATATAGTTCCTAAAGTATTGAAGGCATGGTGCGCTAGACAGCAGATAAACTACAGTTCTTTAGTACAAGACTTTAAAGATAACTATAAAGGTAAGACGTTGAAGATACGTTTAACCAAAGGCACACCTACACAGATGCCTCCATCACATGTACTGTGTGTTGACTGTTCTAATGTCGAACTAGAAGAAGATGCTGAAACTTGATGACATAGCACCTGATGGCGTACGTATTATCGTACGTTGGGATCGCATGGGGGTAGGCGCTTCGGTATTTATCCCATGTATCAACGCCCGTAAAGCACGAGAACAAGTTAACGTAATATTTAAAAGGAAGGGCTGGAAGTATACAGCCAAAACAACAATAGAGAGTGACAAGTTAGGGGTACGTATATGGCGTACCGCATAAAGTTTTAGGACATGGAGTAGCCCTTCCCCTTCGCTACTCCTGTAACTCCCTTAGTCCCTGATGTTCCGAGGCATCAGGGATTTTTTTAATCCCATTGTTTGTATTCTTCTCTAGACATCTTTAGAACGTCTTCCATCATGGGGTTAACCGACACCCCATTGTGCATTGTTTTTGTATTTTCTAGTGACGATTTAACAGAACGTTTTATGGCAGCTCCATCTATAACCGCATACGGGTGGCGTTTGTTAAACTCTTTCATATCTTCCAATACATCTTTAGCAGCAGACAAGTCTCTCTTGCGTAGCGCTCTCCAGTATCTTTGGTTAAGTTTATTTCTTCTTTCCATTATAGCTGTAGACATTTTTTGTTCTGCGGCACTCTGTGATGTGCGGAACGTATACTCTAATGGAGCAAAACCAAACACTTTCGTTGCTATCTCTCCTA